TGCTGTTTCCGCGCAGCTGCTTGACCGTGGTTTGATCAGTTTGAACGAAGCGCGTGAAATCTGGAATCTGCCTCCTGTTGACGGCGGGGATGCAAGAATCATTCGCGGCGAATACTACAACGCAACAGACAAAGTAAATTCAACGGGAAACGGTGGAGTAACCGACCCTGATAACAGCGGGGGCGGTTCAGATGAAGGAAACGCAGAATAATTACACAGTTTACAAGCACACAACGCCGAGCGGAAAAATCTACGTTGGCATTACTTCAAAGCCCGTTGAACAACGGTGGTTGAACGGGCGCGGTTATTCAAGAAACGAACACTTTTGGAATGCTATTCAAAAATACGGATGGGAAAACATAAAGCACGATATTCTTGAAACAGGGCTGACGAGGGAGCAGGCCGCAAGCGAGGAAATTAGATTTATTGCCTTGTTTGACAGCGCGAATCAAAACAAGGGGTACAACTTAACCCTTGGCGGCGAAAAAGGCGCAAAGCACACAGAAGAGTCAAGGCGCAAGCTGTCAAAATCCAAATTAGGGAAACGCTATAACATCGGGGTTCCATTTACCGAAGAACGCAAAAAGCATTTGCGGGAAAATCATGCGGATGTGAGCGGGGATAAAAACCCAAACTTCGGTAAAAAGTGGACAGAAGAACAGATTGCAATTCGTCAGGCGCACAGAACTTACAAGCGCGGCGGCGAAGCGCCGACAGCAAGGCCAATATTGCAACTTGACACAGAAGGAAACGTTGTTAAGCGTTGGGGCAGTATATCCGAAGCAAGTGCCGAATATTGCAAATCAAGCATTAAGGATTGCTTGCGCGGAAAATACAAACAACACAAAGGCTACCTGTGGAGGTATGAAGATGAAAAAAGAAATCAGACTGTTTGAATTTGAAGTTCGCGCCGAACAGAACGAGGAACACGGTCACTTCCTGACGGGCCGTCCTATCGTTTACGGGCAGCGAACAAATTTAGGTTGGTTTGATGAGATCATCGAACCGGGGGCGCTTGACCTTGCCGACCTGAAAGATGTGCGGTTTCTGGTGAATCATAACACCGACATGATTCCGCTTGCGAGAAGCCGCAACAACAACGAAAACAGCACAATGCAGATGCGCGTTGATGATCAAGGCATGACGATTCGCGTTGACCTTGATACCGAAAACAACGCCGATGCAAGAAGCCTTTATTCAGCCGTGGGGCGTGGGGACATTACCGGGATGTCCTTCATGTTTTCGGTTGATAAGGATACATGGGAAGACAAAGAGTCTGAGCATCCGACACGGCGCGTGAATTCCATTGCGCGTGTTCTGGAGGTTTCAGCAGTGACATTCCCTGCCTATGCACAGACTTCCATTCAGACGCGCGGCATTCCTGACGCACTGGACAGTGCGAGGGAATCACTGGAGAGTGCAAAAGCCGCTGACCGTGAGATTGAGAAGCGCAAGCAGAAAATCAGAATCCTTACGGAGGTAAACAAATGAATTTTACCGAAATGACCATTGATCAGCTTCTTGAACGCCGTTCCGCTATCGCTGTGGAACTGGACAAGGAAGACGCTGACCTTGACGCGCTTGAAGCCGAAGTGCGCGGCATTAACGAGGAGATCGAAAGCCGCAAGCAGGCCGAACAGCGCAAGACCGACCTTCGTGCCGCCGTCGCTAACGGCGCAGGCGAAGTTACCAACAAAATTCCGACCGAGGAGGAACACAAAATGACCTTTGACGAGATCCGCGCAATGCCGTCCTATGTGGACGCCTATGCAGAGTACATCAAGACCGGGCGTGACACCGAGTGCCGCGCTATCCTGACCGACAACGCCGGTAACATCACCGGCAAGGACGGCCCTGTGCCTGTGCCGACGCTTGTTGATGAAATCGTTCGCACCGCCTGGGAGCGGGATGAGATTGCCCGCCGTCTTCGCAAGACCTTCTTCCGTGGCAACCTGAAAGTTGCCTTTGAACTGTCCGCTGACCCTGCCGTTGTCCATGCCGAGGGCGCTGCCGCCGTTGCCGAGGAGAATCTGCAGATCGGCATTGTCAACATGGTTCCGCAGACCATCAAGAAGTTCGTCCGCATTTCGGACGAGGCCGTTACGATGGGCGGCGAGGCCTTCCTTCGCTATGTTTATGACGAACTGACCTATCAGATCATCCGCAAGGTGGTCGCCACTGCTATCGGCGCTGTTTCTGGTGCGCCTGCCGCTTCTTCTGCCACTGCTGTCGGCGTGACGAAGGTTTCCGCTGCGCCGTCCCTGACCACTGTCGGCACTGCCTTCTCCAACCTTTCGGACGAGGCCGCGAACAACGTGATCATCATGAACAAGCTGACTTACGCCGAGTTCCTTGCGGCTCAGGCGGGCGGCAGCTTCAACTTTGACCCGTTCATGGGTATGCCCGTTCTGTTCACGTCTGCCCTGCCCGCGTACAGCGCCGCTGCCGCGAACGCTGTCTATGCCATTGTCGGCGACCTGAGCGGCATCCAGGCCAACTACCCTGAGGGCGACGGCGTTGCGATCAAGTACGATGATCTGTCCGAGGCCGAGGCCGATATGGTCAAGATCGTCGGCCGTCAGTATGTGGCGGTTGCCTTGACCGCTCCCGGCCGCTTCGTCAACGTGACCAAGCCCGGTACCTGATGAAAGTACGTCTTGTAAGGGACGCAAGAATCAAACACTCAGCGGGGGAAATCGTAGAGGTTTCCCCTTCTGAGTTTCTTTATCTTACGTCCGTAAAAACTGCCGTCCCTGTGATTGAGGACGTACCGCAGGAAATGGAAACGCCTGAACAGGCGAAGCCCAAAAGAACCACGCGAAAGAAGGTTTGACCCATGACAGCGGAAATGATGCTTGCGGCGACAAAACTGGCCCTGCGGATCACTTCGGATGTTTTCAATTCCGAAATCACAAGCCTGCTTAATGCGGCCCTGCTTGACCTTGGCGTTGCGGGCGTGGTTGTTCCCGCTGAAACGAATGACCTTGTGCAACTGGCCTGCATCACTTATGTCAGGATGCATTTCGGAAACCCTGCGTCTGACGTTTATGACCGCCTGAAGAAATCGTATGACGAACAGAAAGCGCAGCTTGGCACATGCACAGGTTACACCGACTGGCTCAGGGGGGATGAAGCTTGAAATCAGGACTTTATACCCCTTGGGCTGAACAGGTTGACCTGATCGCACTGGAGTCCGTCAAGGATTCGGAGGGGTATGAAACGCTGACCGAAGTGCCGCATACCGTTTTCTGCAACTTTGAAGACGGGGTGAGTCAGTCTGAATTCTATCTTTCCGACAAGGCAGGAATGCGGGCATCCGCACAGGTTGAGATCTACAAGGCAGACATGCTTGACGCATGGCCCAGGGGGACAGCAGGCGACAGATACGTTGACTTCAAGGGACAGCGTTACAAGGTTGTCCGGGACTTTCCGCAGGGGTATGACACACAGACCCTGATTCTGTCGGAGGTGGTCAGATGAGCGTTGACGAAATGCTGAATACTGCCCTGACAACTGTCGGCCTGCCTGTTTTCCCCAACGTTTACACGGGCGATCTGGAGCGTTACCTTGTCTGGACTTACGCGCAGATTCCCGCCGTCCATGCCTGTGATGAACCGCATTCGGCGCGTTATCTGATCACTGTTGACATGTTCCTGCCGCACAAGGAAAACCCGAACGCACTGAAACAGGCTGTCAGCATGGCCCTTTTCAATGCGGACTGCACCTTGCCGTCAATCACGAACATCTCCGACAGCGAAGGTCAGGGTTACGCCTTTGAATGTGAATGGACAGACGGAGGCTATTTGCATGGCAACAGTCAGCCTTGACGGTTTCAATGAACTGTCTGAAATGTTCCGGGACCTTGCGCCGATTCCTGATGAAGTGATGACCGAAGCGCTTGACAGCATGGCAGCTGTCGGGGAAAGGGCAGTCAAGTCGTCAGGCTTGAGCATGGGAGTCCGGGACAGTGAATCCAACGTTCACATCCTTGACAAGATCAGGCACACGAAACCGAAAAACACGGAGGACGGCGGCTATTCCAACGTCACGTTTTCCGGGTCACGAACAAGGGGAAAAATCAAGACCCGAAATGCTGAAATAGCGTTTGTCAACGAGTACGGCAAGCGCGGACAATCACCAAGGCCGTTTATCCGGGTTGCCGCCGAAAGCAAGGGCGACCAGATCGCCCAGGCGGGGGAACAGGTAATCGGCAATTGGTGGGACAAAACGTCGGGTGGATAACCCGCAAACGAGAGGAGAAAGCAAATGCCTACTTACGGACTCAGGGGCGCGAAAGTGTACCCCTATACCAACAATAACGGCGCTGTAACCTACGGCGCAGGCATCGGCGCGGGTTGTGCGATCAGCGCAAGCCTTGAACTTAACTTTGCCGAGGCGCGGCTTTACGCCTGCGACAACCTTGCGGAGTATCTTCGTGAAGTCATCGGCGGCACGATCACCTTCAATGCGAAGATGTTTCCGCAGGCCGCTCAGACTGCGATGTTTGGAGTCAGCACCAAAACGCGCAGCGTGACCGTTGAAGGTTCGACTGTTCAGGTCACGTCCATCGTCACAGGCGGCGACGATGCGCCTTCCTATGTCGGTTTCGGCGCTTACGGTCCTGATCAGATTGACGGCGTGAAGAAATGGACGGCCTTCTTTGTCAGGAAGGTGAAGTTCAGTGCGCCGAGTCTGAACATGGCGACCAAGTCTGACAGCATCACGTTCCAGACTCCGACCACGACAGGCGAATTCCTTCAGGATGACACAAGCGACAAGACCCTTCTGGAGGTTGCGACGCTTGACAGCGAAGCGGCGGCGCAGGCTTGGCTTGACGCTGTGGCAGGCGCCTGACTAAGGAGGACGCATGGATCTGAGACTTGAAGAACTGCCTTTTGAATTTGAAGGCCGCACCTATAAACTCAGGTGCAACATGAACGTGCTTGCAGATGTGCAGGAAATGAATGGAGGCTTCATTTCTACTGCCCTTGAAGGGAAAAGGGCGCAGAAGACAGTTCTCCAGTTTCTTGCCGCCATGATGAACGATTACGCCGACGAACAGGGATGGTTTATTCCTGACGCAACGGGCGAAGCGGTTCTTGCGAAAGAATTCACGCCTCGCGGCCTTGGGCGCGTCCTGCGCTTCGGGGAAGTTCCCGTTGACAAGATAATGGGCCTGATTGTTCGTTCGCTCACGCCTCCGAAAACCGCAGAAGAAAAGGAACAGCCCGAAGAAACTGCGGGAAACTGACCAACCGGGCAGAGTCGCTTGACTTTGCCCGGTATTTGTCTATTTGGCTTTTTGAATGCAGACAGGACGAACGTGTGTTCTGGAAGACCATGAACCCCGCGCGTCTTTGGATGCTTTACGAATCATATTTCCGACCGCGCGAACGCACGAAGCGTTACACGGGCGAACAATCATTGTCTAAATACCTCACGGGAGGCGTTTAACTATGGCAACAAGGGACGCGAAACTTCGCGTTGCAGTCGAGGGCGAACAGGCATACAAGCAGGCCCTTGGCGAACTGAATAAAGGCAGTCAGGTTCTTTCATCCGAAATGAAGAAACTGACCGCCGAATTTGAGGGAAACGAAAAAAGCATTGAAGCCCTGACAGCCAAGGGCGATCTGCTTCAGCGCGAACTGCTTCAGCAGAAAGACAAGGTTGACGTTCTGAAGAAGGCAGTTGCCGAGTCTGCAAAGAATTTCGGAGAAGCGGACAAGCGGACGCAGGAATGGCAGATCA